TCCAATATAATTATAATTTGCATTTGTAGTAGCATCTAGAGTACCATTAGCTAAAGGCGCTACATTCTTAGGAACATATGTTATTTGATTATTTACCTTATATTGAGTAATTGTTGTTGTCATATCTATATTAATATATATATTGATAATATAAATATTAATTACTGGAATTTATAAATAATAAAAATCTGTGTTTATTATAATATTATTATCAAAATAGATTATGAAATTCCTAAAAAATATGCGGATTAATATAAACAAGATTACTCTAATACAAATATATATAGCGATTTTACTTTTAGGTATTATATTTCATGTAATAAAACATATTAATAGATATCTTAATAATAACCCCTTTTTAAATTTTAATTTAAATTTTAAAGCAAAATTATTTAGAGGCAAAATTATTGAAGGACTTGAAGAAGAAAAAATTATAAAAGTAGGTAGTTCTGATAAAAGCACAAAAGAAGTAACTATACCTGATGGTAATTGGGAAGTTGATTCTACACCAGTAAATAAGCAAGATCCGACTTGGCCAGATAAATTTAATGCTACTATTGATGGAAATATATTAACAGTAACAAGAACCGATTGGAGTGCTGGTTGGAGTCAACAACTTGAATTAAAAATAACGAAAAAAGAATTTACACTTGAACCTATATGTAAGGATTATACTCACAGTGTTGATATGAATGAATTTGAGAAGTGTGATAGTAATACCCGTGATAATATTAAAACTATGTTATTTACTGAAAATGAATATGGTGGTAAAACTTTCCCATCTAGTTTTGAAGATAATATAGATTGGTGTACAAATGATCCTTCAAGATTTAAGGTTAAAGATATTGATAAACCCATGGGTAAATGTTTTAAAAAAATAATTGATTATGTTGAAGATAATTGTTGGAAATATTATGATGATAATATAACAAGCGAAGATGAATCTATTAAAGCAGATGCTCAAGAGGCTAAAGATTTAGCAGATGAATTTGGAAAAATTATAAATAAAAAAACATCTACTAAAGAGTGTGGAATTCCTTATGACCCAAAGGTTGATTTTAGTTAATTAATTTGATAATAAATCATAATAAATCATGATAAATCATAATAAATCATGATAAATCATAATAAATAATAATATATTGATATATTAATTAAATAATTAATATATTATGCTAAAATCTGTTTACTTATCTAATGATAATATAAAGATTGTCCGTCATTTAATTATTTTCTTTATAATAGTATTTACATTTCTAATGGTTATAGGTAATAAATACTTTATTCCAAAAAATAAAAAAAAAATAAATAATAACATAGAAACTTTTTTACCTTCATTTGGAAAGGAGAAGGTGTGTAGACCGGGATATTATTGTGGACATGGTGGCGAGGTTGAAATAATACAAGAATCTACGTCATCCGGGTCGCCACCCCCCCCCTGCGTGTCCACAGAAGGCACCGCGCGAGACTTGAGTGGCAACGATTGTGGTTACTATGACAACAATTTTGCCAATTGTGGCATGTTCGACACCACCGACTTCAAAGCCAATGACATGTGTTGCGAATGCGATGAGAGTAATCGTGGTGGCGGTGGTGGTGGTGGTGAAGATGGGGTGGATAGTAATTGTAATGAAGAATATGAAGCTCAAAAAAAAGAGGGGGTGGCGTGTCCAACTCCTTGTGCTCCAGGACAAGATCAAGCCTGGGCTGCTGGTACACATGAAAGTCAGATAGGTGCGAACGGTAAATTATTAGATAAATATAAGGACAATTTAGGTAGTTGTTTAAAAAATTTTGTTAATGTAGGGAGGTATATTTCATAATTTTATTCTGATAATTTTATTCTGATAATTTTATTCTGATAATTTTATTTAATATGATTATAATATAATAATAATATTAAATGCCTTGTGCAATAGCTAGTCAAATGAGGGCAAAAAAACCATTTAATCAAACTAAATGCGATGCAGACAACATTTGTGAAGGTGATCGGTCATTTCGTGTAGGAAGTACAGAATCAGATTTTAATTATAATGTAAAAACTAATAATAAGTATTTGGATCTTTTAATAACAGATTCTGAATTAAAATGTAAAAGATGTGTACCAACTGGTTACAAATGTAAATTAAAAAAAGATGATACTATAATAGACCGACAACCCGGGACTGATGGTGACATAGTTGACTCATATTTTTTCACAGATGACAAAACATTAGAAACCGGTTTGATGCCTAGAATGATAGATAGTGTAGGTAGAGTTATAACAAATGTAAGTATAGACAATGTATTAAATGTAAAAAAGGGGGAAGATGCTATTTGTAGACCTTATAAAGTATATATCAATAAAGATGAAGATGGTAATGAAGTAGACGTATGGTGTAATATCGCAGACGAAACTATTAAAGATGCTGATTTTGATATTAAATCATTTAGGGATGTGAAATCGAGAATATTAGCTCTTTCTGTTAGAGCAAATAAAGCAAATGGTCAAACACCTCTAACTGGGTTTCAAAATATGAAGAGCAATAAACTAAATCCTGAAAATTTAACTTTCGATGATGATATACCTATGAAAGTATATTATGGATTATTAGGAGTAGGAGGTATATATCTTTTATATCAATTAAGTAAAAAATATGGTATTAAATTAAACCTGGATTAATACTAATTAAATTGTTGCATTTAACTTGTTGCATTTAACTTGTTGTATTTAACTTGTTGTATTTAACTTGTTGCATTTAACTTGTTGCATTTAACTTGTTGTATTTAACTTGTTGCATTTAACTTGTTGTATTATTTATTTTTGTTATCTAATATATAATAGTAATTATAATATGGCGTGCGCATTAGCTACTCAGTTATCAAGAAAAGCACCTGGTTATCCCGGTTATGAAATAGGGGGCAGTGCAGGTGATGTTGGTACTAATTTAGGAACTAAAATGAAATATATTGGTCTTATTACTAACAATTCTCAACTAGCTTGTCAAAGTTGTACACCTACTGGTTCTAAATGTAAAATAAGTTTATATGGCACAGTTGATAATGGTGGAAGAATTAATTTCGCTCCTGACCCTTCGGGTACCGTTGTTAATTCATATGTTTTTGATAAAGACGAAACCTTAAAATATGGATTAGCTGAAGGAATGTTTATGGGTGTTAATAAAATGTTTAGTCAAATAGGAAAAAATGATACTTTGAACTTTTCTGAAGATGATATATGTAGACAATATTCTGTTAAGGTATTTAGAAATGATAATGGTATAGGACAAGGAGCTTGGTGTACTATAAGTGACGATAGTATTAAAAATATGGACCAGACTGATATTGACGCTATGACATCCGACTCACAAAAGTTAGCAAATAAAGTTAGAGATGGGGCTTTTGATTTAGAAAAAAATTATGAATTGTGTGCGAATGACGAAGATACCCATTGGGTCCATAAGGGCAATAAACTGTTGCCAAATGATAATATGTTATACTCTAATATGAAGGATTCTGGTAGCGGGTGTGGACACATAGGGTTTCAAAATATGAAGAGCAATAAACTAAATCCATACGAAATAAGTATAGGAGATGATATACCTATGAAAGTATATTATGGATTATTAGGAGTTGGAGGCATATATCTTTTATATCAATTAAGTAAAAAATACGGTAACAAATTAAATCTTGATTAATACAATCTTTGATAATAATTTCCTTTAATTAAATAATTTAATTAAAAGAAATTTCAAAATAAAGATATAAAATTATTAAAGATATTAATGTTAAAAATTGCTGTTATTGGTAGTGGTTGGGGTTCTAGTAGTTTTATTAAATATATAGATAAGGACAAATATGACGTAAAGGTTATATCCCCAAATAACCATTTTATTTACACACCATTATTAGCAAATAATATTAAAAATAAAAGTAATATTGTTGTAGATATTAATAATATTAGTGTAAACAACAATGGTAAAATAAAATATATTAAAAATACTGTTACTGATTTTGATTTTAATAAAAATACTTTATTTACTAAAGATAATACATCATATACATACGACTATTTGGTAATGTCGCATGGAAGTGATATAAATACATTTAATATAGATGGGGTAAAAGATAATTGTTATTTCATTAAATCTGTAGAGGATGTTGATATTATACGAAATAAATTACAAAAATTACCTGAAAACTCTAAAATTGCAGTAATAGGTTGCGGGTTAACCGGAACCGAAATTATTGCTAATCTTATAGATTATAATAAATTCAAAATTATTGCTATAGAAGGATTAGATTTACCGCTTTCTACTTTTAATTCAAATATTAGAAAAAATATATCCGATTTTTGGAAAGATAATAATGTTACTGCAATATTTAAAAGTTTTGTTAAAAAGATAGATAATGATAAAATTTATTTTAATGGTGATAATGGTAGTGATGATGTAAATTACGATATGGTTATATGGTGTGGAGGTATCAAAAGCAGTATATTATCTAATAAAGTTAATAGCACATTAGATTTAAATTGTCGATACGGTATACCAGTAGATAATAACATGAAGGTTATTAATACAGAAAATATATTCGCAATAGGTGATTGTGCTTATAATAAAAATCCACCTACAGCACAAGTTGCTTACAAAGAAGGTAAATACTTAGCAGAATATATTAATAACATTAGTAAGATTAATAACACTAGTAACATTAATAAGACTAGTAATAACGGGTTTGTATTTAATACTAAAGGACAATTTTGCTATATAGGTAACGGTAATAGTGTATATGAATACAATAATGATATTTATTTTTCTGGGGTAATATGCGGATATATAAATAAATTAGTTCATTTATATAATGCTATTAATTTTGAACAGGTTGTAAATCTTTTATGGTATTAATTCTTTTATGGTATTAATTCTTTTATGGTATTAATTCTTTTATGGTATTAATTCTTTTATGGTATTAATTCTTTTATGGTATTAATTCTTTTATGGTATTAATTCTTTTATGGTATTAATTAAATTATTTAATTAACAGAATAAATCTCCTCCATATGCAGAAGAATAACCTCCCATTTGATTACCCTTATTACACCAAGGTAATTTAGGTGGGAATGTAAAAGTAAATGTTCTAGATTCAAACCCTTCCATTCCTGCTTTTTGCGTTAATAATTCAGTAGTATGTTTGTTATCAGCCTTAGCATTTATTTCATTTTGCATTAATATATATAAGGTAATTAATAAGAAGAATAAGATAAATGGTAATAATACTAAGAACCAAGATATACCGCTATATCCTGCCTTACATATTAGATCTAAAACCCAGGTAAAGAATAATATATATATAAATTCAAGAATAAATATAGCTATTACACTTGGAGTATCACAACTGAAACTGCCCATACAATATTTACCTATAGGTTGACCTATGTTTTGTATTAAAATTATCGCAAACGCAACTATGGATATAACAAAGTATATAAATGCTGGACGGCATAACTCTTTTATATTAAGACCTTGCTTTTTTGTTGGCATATAATATATTAAAATAAAATATATTATTTATCTGTTATTTTAAAGAATTTATTTACTGTAGTTCATCTGATACTTTACTGTAATTCATCTGATAATTGTTGCTTATACGGTCTTGGATTTACTGGTTGTTCTTGTCCCATTAAACCATTAAAAAAACTATTTATCCCAAAACCCATATTTTCTCCTAAATTAGAAAATGATTGAGGTAATACTGTATATCTTGCATCAATAAACATATTAAGAAAATTAATTACTAAGAATAAAACAAGTATACTGATTAATATTTTTACAACAAATTTCATTATATATTAACAATAAATAATAAAATAAAAATAAAAATAAAAATTAACATATTAAAATGATTGTTTAAACTGAATATTAAATATTGAATGATTTATCAAATCTATCAAAATGACTTTCTAAACCATAATATTGTCCGGTTTTACCCCACGTATATGGAGCACCTCCATCCCACATTGTTCCCCCACCAGTTGTAATATCTAATACCTCTTTATTTGTATTGAAATCACTGCAAAAATTTGTTCCTCCTTTCATTGAACTCCTCTTATTGCTTGCGCGTCTGCTCATACGCCCACGTCCGCTATTGTTCATAGAGTTGCGTCTGTTCATGCTATTGCGTCCGCTATTGCTTATGCGTCTGCGCATGCTTTTTATTTTAGTATTAAACCTAGGTTTATATTTGTTACCTTGTTTTCTACTGCATCCCATACCTCCTTTTCTTGTTTTCTTAAACCGTTTTTTTCTATTATATTTTTGTTTCATTGTTATTTATTATAATATCATATTTTATAATTAATTTAAAATTTTATAGATTATTCAATATCTACATGAGTCAACATATGGCGACGACAACACATTTTATTAAGATTTAACAAATCCATCACCTTTGCCTCAGGTGTTTTAACCGTTGACAATGTTGATGCTGTTAAATATTTTACTTTATTTACATTTTCCATATCAGTTTCCTCAAGTCCGCCTTCTTCTTCTATCTTTAATTCCAATACTTTTTGTTGATAGTATCTATATTTATCTGCTAATACATTACCACAGGTAAAACACTTAATAGGTATAATCATAATTTATATATACAAATAGTTTATATAAATTATATTAAATAATATTTATATATCAATTTTCTTTTATATTTATTTATTTGTTTTATAATGGTGGTTTATTGGGGCAAGATTTTTTACCTGGATAACATTTCCCTAAATAATAATAATAATCAATTAAACTTTTAATAGTTGATGGACCATTTCTATCACCTGCAACGCACATATTCTGTCCATTATAAGAATTATATGCACAACAAGTAGATGAATTACATTTATTATGAGTATCTAAAGTAGCACATATTTTTTCGCGTTGATTAATTGTTTTACTACATGAAGGAGGATATATAGTTTCTAATATGTTTTTTGAATAGGTATCTAAATTTATAGGACTAATATTTTCCTGAGAACCCGATTCTTGCTGTACTTCTCTTCCATATATATTGCTTAATTCTCCTGAATCATTATATGCTGAATTAAAATTCATTCCAACATCACCTGTAAATAATCCTTTGTTTGCACCTGTTTCTTTAAGACTTTCATTGTGTTTAATAATTTCTCTTAGACCTGCTTCTCTTGCTTTTTCAACACCTTTATCAATAATATTTCGGTTTACAGATGATGTTGGGTCAAATATAGCTTTACCATCTTCATCTTCACTAAAAGTTGTTCCTGGTGGTTCTTTATTATTATCATTCGGTGGTCCAGTTGGATTAATAGTTTCTTGTTTTGTTATTTCAGCATTAAAAGCTTCCTGCATTGCATTTGAAACATTTGTTTTACCAAGAATGCTATTATATTGTGGATTTTCTTGAAATTCTGTTTGAGCATTAACTAACATATTTTTAATATTCGATGTTTCAGTAGAAGGGGTTGCCATTGATTTTATTTCTATATCCCAAGTATTAGATGGTATCCAAGTATTACCAGTTGTATTACTTGACCAAATATATTCCTCATCTACACATTCAACTTGGGTTTTTTGATTATGATGTAGAGTAGTATTATCTGTTTTTAAAACACAACCACTTGGTACACAATCCTCTTGTGTTGTTTTAGTTGTATCAACATTATCATCAAGATCAACACACTTTCCGGGATCTTTAAGACAGTCTTCACGTGTTTTTTTGCCAGTATCTTCAACACCATCAGATTTAGTACAAACATGGTCAGGTATAGTAAAACGGAAATATGTACCTACATTATATGTTATACCAGGTCTAAAACCTGTACCTGATTTTATTATCTTTATGCTATTTAAATCTATTCTACTGTATCCACCCTTTCTCTTAAAAGATATTTCCGCATATTTGCCACCATTTTCATTGTGTATTTTTTGTATTACTTCTTGTCCCCTATCAATTTCATTAAGACTTCCGGAACCTTGATTTGTAACCTTTTGTATATCGCTTAACTTTAATCTAGTATGATTATAATTATCATATTCCCGATATTTATTGTATATATATTCTTTTTTTAATATATTTATTTTATCTTGAATAAATGGATTGTTACTTGTTGCATCTAATTCCCCTTGTCTATTATAATAACCTGTGTCATTAAAATCATTTTGATCTCTATTAAACTGTCCTCCTTGTGCATCTATTTGACTCTGAATATTTTGTCTACCTTGTTGTATAAATTGGTCATAACTATTCGAAGTCATACCTTCAATATTATTATTTTCCATATATGATCTTATAACAATAACTATTACTGCTGCAAATAAAAGCATTTTTATTATAAAATTTTGCTTGGTTATTACATAATATAATCTAAATTCACAACTAATTTTAACAAATAATAATGTTAATGTAAATAATATAATATATAATAGATAATTCATTTCTAATATATATTATAGATATTTTTATCTCTTTGAAGTTTCCTTTATTACTAAAAGAACTACTATAACTAATCCAACGGTCCATATCCCAGATTGTGCTGACATCATCGTTCTAGATATATCTAAATCTGCCTTCATTTTATTTAAGGTATCTCTATCTAATGAAGTATATCCCTCTTTCTTATCAGTATTTTTATTATCTTTAATAATTTCTTCAACCAATTGTTTAATATTTTTTTTACCTGATACAAATTCTAATCCTTGTTCTAAACTACCCATAATAATATTATATATACTAAATATAAAATTATATATAAATCATATATAAATCATAAAAGTTTATTTAGAATTGCTAGGCATAGAATTGCTAGATGCGAAACTGTTGGATGCTAGTGGATTTTTAATATTACCTTTAAATTTTAATTTAAATAAAAATAAAAGTCCAGCAATACCTATAGCTCTAATAAAAATATTTAATTTATGAAAATTATAAATATCAACTTTATCGCTAATCATTTGTTCTGGTGTAAGATCATCCTTTTTGGTAACAGAATTGTTATTTGGTTGAAGATTTTTAATCAAATTATTAATTTCTGTTGTTTTTGCAGATAATGTCTCTATAGCATTAGTTAATTGTTCTTCTTTTATTTCTAAATTAGTGTTTGAATCATCATATGCTTTATTATCATAACTACTACCATCTTCATACGGATTGTTATAAAAAGCGTGTTCAGGAAATAAGGCTTTAAGGTCATTTAAATATCTCATGTAATTATCTTCTAATATATTCAAGTCATTATCTGATGTATAATCTACTAAATTACTCATATAGTTATATAGTTATATAATAATAGAATAGAAAAATATATAATAATTTGTATATAAATTATATTTTAAGCACAAATGCGATAATACATTGATGTAACAGAATTTTTACTAGAACGTGTAATTTCACACACTTCAGTTGGTCGCAATCCAATAGCAATAGCAACTGGATCTAATCTGCTTATTTCAGGAAACATTTTATCATCTGTAATATTGTACTTATTTTTAATACCTACTTTTTCATTATTAGATAGTACTTTATGAGGTGGAACTAAAGAATGTTCTAAAATATTAAAACCTAACCTTTTCATTCCAATTATACCAATATAAATACCTTTAGTTTCCCATATTTCTTTAATTAAAGCATTAATAGTATCATTAGGATCATTTGTAGAAATAATTAATAGATCATCTGTTTTATCAATAATTTTTTCTAAATTGATTAAATCATCTATTA